GCTTGTTAAAGTACATGAACTGGTCGCCAGGGGTTGCGCCGCCATGAAACTCCTCAATGCGGAACCACTCAGGCAGGGTGATCTCAGGCGTTCCTCCCGTCTTGCGAAGCGTATGGGGCAGACCGGCCGCCTCCCACGCCTCGGGAAGATAGGTGCGCACATAGTCCACCACGCCGCCGCCGATGCCGTCACCGTCCACCACGACCGAGCGCGGCCGCTCCTGAAGAATGCGCATGATGACCTGTCGCCCAACCTGAATTGTGTCCATGCCGCGAATCTTGTCAGTTGTCACAGCGCGTAGGCCCTGACGGTAGCCGATGACCGTCTGATCGTCGCCGAACCGCGCCACGTCCACGCTGAGGATCTTGTACGCCCTGCTCTGGTCGCCCACGTTTCGCTTGCGGGCATCTGCCACCACGTCACCGGCAATGAACTGAGAGCTTCCTGCCCTGGGGAACTCGCCGCGGACGCGCACTCTTACGAAATCAGAATCCTCGCCGTAATCATCAACCCATTCGCTTAATAGCTTCTTGTTTGTGCCTTCGACCTGCCTGCTATCGATCTGTTTGCGCACCCATCTGTGCTTATTCTTTCCAAAGCATTCACGAAATGCTCCGGTATTCTGCGTGGGATTGCCGAACGCCAGGAAGATCAGGACGGTGTCCTCGTCGGTAAGCGCGCCCTCGCTTGTTTCCCAAACGACGTAGGGGATTTCGCTGGCCTCATCCATCACTAGAATCACAATTTTGCGCTTGTTGTGCAGGCCAGCGAACGCAGCCGGATTGTTCTCGGACCACGGAACCGCGTCAATGCGCCAAGTCTCCTCGTGCCCCTTATCCTTGACCCCTACGCTTTCGCCTTTGACCTTGAACCAGTCGGCGTTTATAAGTCTGCGGAACCATATCGCCAGCTCTGGCCAGGTCTTAGTATCGAGTTGCTTTCCAGTGTTGGCCGTGACATTAATGCGCGCATCAACGTAGCAGCTCATTCCCCAACCGCAAACCATTGATATTAGAGCGCTTTTACCGACACCATGGCCGCTGGCTACTGAGATGCGCAGGGGGTCGAATCTGCTTTCGGATCGTAGATGCCGACCGATTGTTTCTAAAATATCAGCTTGCCACGCGCGCGGGCCAGATACGTCTTCCAGCTCGCCCGGCTCGCCCCACGGAAACGCATAAAGCGCAAAGCCGAGTGGATCATCCGCATATTGCGCGATGTCTTCGACGACCTGCTCTACTTCTGTCATTTGGATTTTGCGCGGTCGCGTGCCTTTTGGAGGCGATCAGCGAGGCTTAGATTTAGCTCTCCGCTGATCTCGGTCTGAATCTTGTCGCCGTAGTCCAGCGGCGCGCTTGACTTGATGCCACCGCGCAGCAGGTGCGACGCTTCCCACTTGGCCTGGTCGCAGCGGAGGCGGTTGCGCTGGATGCCAGCGGCATCAATGCACGTCTTTATGGTTCCATCCGGAAGCATCATCGTAATCAGCGGCGTCTCAGCGGCAATCTCGTTCGCATCTTCAATCCGCGATTCAACCCCGGCGCGGCGCGCTACAGCATACCGATCAGCAAATCCCTCGGTATCGCGCACAGCCCAGCGAGTCACTGTCCGGCGGCATGGATACCCATCATCAGCGCAGATCGTGCGCAGACTCTCTCCGCCGCTCATGCGCACCAGGATCTCTTCGGCGATTTCGGGATTGTAGACTTCGGCTGGCATTACTTTGGCCTCGCCAGGAACCATTGGAGGAGCGCACCGGATGTCAGGAGCGCCGCAGAACCTACCCAGCGCAGAAACGGGACAACAATTCCGGACTGGCCGCTTTCCTTTGCGTGAACGCTCTCGATTGTCGTGACGCGAGTTTCAAGGTTGGAGACTTCCTTCTTGAGCATCGGCAGATGGCCAGCGGTGAACTGGTCTTCCGGTGCGCCAAAGAGTTGGACGCTCTGCACTGACAAGCGGTTGGATATGTCCTGGAAGCGGTCAAGCAGCAGGTCTAGTTTGGTTTGCACGGGATCGCGCTGCTCGTTGTCGCCCATTCATTCCCTCAAAGGTCCGCCCCGGTGATGAGCCGGGGCTGCTCTGGACTGCTCCGCGCTCCTTTCGGGGTGCGGAATACTGCGTCGGTTGCCGCAAATCTTACTTACCCCACGCGACCAGTAGCCCGATGATCGGCTGGTATCCGGTTCCGCCCGACACGCTGGACTTGAGGAATCGCACGGACGGCATGAGGTAGTAATTGCCCTTGACGTGGATCGATGCGATACCACCGCCGGACCACTGCCAGCCGGTATTGGTGCCGCTCCAACTGATTCCAGCCGCTGTGGGCATGTAAACCGGGATGCTGCCGAGCGTAAAAACCTTTTGCGCAATGCCGACGCCGATGTTGCTCGTGACCGTAAACGGTTTGAGCGTGGCTGGCAGCGCATCGATGGCTGTAAATGCGTAGGTACCCGCGCTGTTGAGCGAGTGCGCATATAGCGCGGTGCCGGCGACAGATGGGCTGGCATTGATCGAGTAGGACGCTCCAGCGGCGTAGATGTTTTGCACCCCGGTTGGGGTGGTGACCGTCTGCGCTTGTGCGCTCACTGGCCATAGCATCGACCCAGCCAGGATCATCAGCACGATCATGCCGGGTTTGGTGGCAGTACTCGGCGCGCTCGGCAACGCATCTGGCGCGGGGAGCGCCGATGGCAATAAGGCATGGCCGATGGTGAGAATGACGTTGAGTCCGGCCAGCACCCACATCAGCCAGCCAGTGTTAGCCATGTTGGCGGAAATAAAGTGCGCAGCGCCAAAAGACGCGAGCGCCTGGGCGATCAGTGAGCCGATCTGCGTGAGCTTGACAGGTGACATTTTGCCTCCATTTTGCGCGTAAAGCGCGGAAAGTTTGTTGTAAAGCGTGTTGAGCGTTGCAAGGAACCGAATCTTTTGGATTAGCGACAAGCCCATCTTACACGACCTCCAGCACGCTGCACACACTCAGTCCGTGCGCGATCTGGTCGCGGATGAAGCGCGGGGCGACAATGCAGCCCTCGCTCGCTGTGTGGTTCAGCGCCTGGTTGTCGCCGTGGATCATAAAGCCCGAGCGCCCAAACGTGTGCGTATCAACGCACGGCGTGAGATGCGCCACGACAGGACCCTTGCCGCCCGGATCGTCATGGAACGTCCCAATCGTCCACGCGCCGCGCGGAATCGGGCCGTGCATCGGGGCGCTTTCCATCGCGGGATTGTTAAGCCCCGCGCCATTGCCTGAGTAGCCGTCGCCCAGCTTGAAGCCGGTGGGGCTCTCGATCAGGCCGGTATCCGAGTGGTATTTCCAGGCGCTGCTTTCCATGGCCGAATTATAGCGCACGCCCATTTGCGTCGGCGCATCTTTTTGCGCCGACAATGCTTTTGCTCTTGTACTACTGTCCCTGTACCTGTTCGTGTATGTGTATGTGTGTAGGCGGAGCGTGACGGTCATCGCACGGTGACCGTACAGTGAGCGCACGGTGACCGTTAAATATAGTGATACGATGGGCGCATGAGCGATCAGCCTGCAATCCACGTCGGCGCAAAGGTGCTCCTGCTATCCTGCCCGGACTCCGGCCAGCCCGGCACTGTGCTGCGCATCGAGCGCGGCAAGCTGGCTGTGCTGTGGGCCGATATTGCGCCGGATTATGTGCGGCTGCATAATGCGGCGTCGCTGCGCCTGGCGTGATATGCTGAGCGCGTTGCAGAGAAGCGTCTGAATCGCTTTGTTCAACTTTTGCGGGCTGTCCCTGCGAGCAATCGCAGCCGAGATCAGAGACACCGGGCGCGGATTGTGAACTCCACGCGGACCAGGCCGACGGCGCAAGGCACAGCGCACGCATAAGACGCAATCTGCGGCAAATTTGCACATCTCGCGCGAAAAGGGAATTGTGCGCTCACTTTTCACCCGCCGCGACGCCGATAAACGACGATTTCTCGCGCGCGGGTTGTGGCGACAAAGCTAAGAGATGAGAGCAATCCGCATACACGCATCCCATATGCGCATCCTGATATAACTACAGCAAATACAGCACCTTGCAGATAAATTGTGACGGCGCGCACAAGAGTGCAAATAAACACAAAATAAATGTGCCACGCTCCGGAATGTGCGCTATTCTGTATTTGCAAGTGAGGGAAACGCACATGACAGACAAGCAGCTCAGAGCGATGGAAATCGAGCAGGATCAGCGCGACGCACGCATTATGCAGCAGGCCAGAAAATCTCCCGTACAGATTGCGCGACTGATGGGGATCACAGTAGGGCGAGCGCTTACTCTCCTCGGCCTGTAATCTAACGGTCTGGCCCACCTTACGGGCCACCAACACATCGGCAATCAACCGCACAAGGAGAAGAAAAATGATCAACCGTCCGCCGATTCACATGATTAGCTATTTCACCACGGAAGGAAATCCATGCTCGTTTACGGTGGGGTGTGGATGTACCGAAATACGCGAGATAGAGGAATGCGGGGAGCAGGCGTTCATTCCTTGGGTTGAGGTCTATGACGGAGAAAAACTATTGTTCCGGAGTAATCAACACAAACTGGAGCACATTGTCTACTGAATTAACTTCCGCATAAGGAGCAGCAAAAATGACACACGAAGAAGCGATCATCGAAGCTCAAAAACGTTGGGGTAATGGAAGCGCTGAAATGATTCCCATGGTTGGATGTGTAGTCATGAAGTCTGGCGAGACGATGGGAATTGGACATTCGTGGGAAGAGGCTTTTCTCGACGCCGATCAAGGGAAAAGAAAACTTAGAGCTGGAGCTTGGCACCACGGAACTAGGGCGTAGGGACTAATCCCATAGCGATTAGCCTCCGCCGCGCGGTCCTTGCCGTAAGCGGTAACCGCAGGCCGGGCGCGCAGGCCCGGCAGAATCGAGCGAGCAAATGGCAGACATTAAACAGGCTGCAAAGTGGATGCAGGAAGGGAAGATAGTGAATAGGTCGGGCGAAGATTGGGTAGCGGTCGTCCTCGGAAATAAAGAAGACCCCCTGGAGGTCAAAGTGGTTCTCTGTCTGGTTGACCTTCTTGCCGAAGATTGGGAGATCGCAGAATGAACCCCACGCAGCTAATCCTGATCCTCGACGCATCCGCTCTTATCACCTGCATCTGGACATTTGACGCCATGGCGCAGGGTCGAAAGTTGCTCAGCGCTGATTACCAGCCTGGGCCGACACCCTCGGAGTTATACGCAGCGCAAAGCGCTTGGAGACGATGATGACGCACGGTGAAATCTGGAGCGTAGCAGTAGCATTTGCCGACGCACACATGCGCGATGCTAGCCGCAAGTCCTGGGACGATAGCGACTGGGCGGCGATGGTCGAGGAGTTTGATCGCCTGTGCCCGCCGCTGGAGCTGATGCCGACCGCGGTAATCCGCTGCGAGGTCAATCGGCGCACTGCGGCAGAGTCGCCCAAGCACAAGACTCTGCGCCTATGCGCAGGATGCGGCGTAATGCTGGGAGCGCGGGAGAGGCGCTTGCCGTGCCCTAAGTGCGGGAAGAGGAACCCGCGATGACGCCATACTACCAGCACGCGGGCATCACCATCTACCATGGCGATTGCAGGGAGATTATGCCTATGCTTCCGAAGTGCGACCTGCTTCTGACCGACCCGCCGTATGGAATAGGTGAAGCTGCAGGAAAAAATAAGTCACGCGGCAAGCTGGCAATCGCAAAAGACTACGGTGATATGAATTGGGACAACGTGCCCGCGAACGATGCGGACCTTTTTCTCGCTCGCCAGCAAACAACATCTCAAATCATCTTTGGCGGAAACTATTTCTCTCTTCCTCCTTCCTCTTGCTGGCTTGTTTGGGACAAGGTGAACGGTGATTCAGATTTTGCAGACTGCGAACTTGCCTGGACGAATCGTAAAAGCGCTGTAAGAATGTTCCGCTGGCGATGGAACGGAATGCTGCAAGAAGACATGAGCCACAAGGAAAAGCGTGTTCACCCGACACAGAAACCCCTTGCGCTGATGAAGTGGTGCCTGTCCCTATTCCACGATACAAAAACCGTGCTGGACCCCTACTGCGGATCAGGAACCACCCTTGTAGCGGCAAAAGCAATGGGACTCACATCCATCGGCATAGAGCGCGAGGAGAAATACTGTGAGATCGCTGCCAAGCGCCTGATCCAAGAGGTATTCGATTTTTACTGAAAATAAATGCGCACACTGCGCACAACCGTGATAGAGTTGATTCATGGAACTCAGGATCACCAAATTCGACTCCGCGCTGCATAAGTCCATCAAGATGCAGGCGGCAAAGCAAGGTAAATCCCTGCGGCAGGTTGTTATCGAACTGCTGCGCGAATCCATCAAAGCAACCAAGTAACACGAGGATCGATATGCCTCTCTTCTCTTTCCGCAAGTCCGCACCATCCCCTGAAACCGAGCGCTCCAATGCGCTTATCGAGCTAATCTATTCCGGCCACGCTATGGCTGAACTGTTGGTCATGGCTGATGGCCGCGATTACTCCTGCGTCTGCGGCATGATCGTAGGCCCAGTGGAAAACCCCTCGCATCATCGCAATTTCTGCCCGGTCGCGCGATTCTATGCTGCGGTTGAGGCTGTTAGACTGCCAGTGCCCAATTCTCGCTACACCACGCCGCGCGAGGACGCCGCACTGTTTGTCGTCCTGGTAACGATCACCGTTGCGCTCATCTCGGGCATTGTATATTTCGCGCAGAAAGCAGGCCTGCCATGGTAGCTCAATTCACGCCGGGACCTTGGATCGTGAAAGACGAGGAATTGTACGAGGCGCTGAAACTCGCACTAGCGTACATTGTGGACGAGAACGAAACACGCACGACCTCATTCGCACCCTACGATGACGATGACGAAGACTACATCGAGTACATCAAGCCCGGCGAAGAAGCCATCAAGGCTATCGGGGATATTCTCGCCAAGGCAGACGGAAAGCAGACGCAATCATGAGATTCGACTTTCAGTGTTTCGCTCTCTGTGAGATCACGGTCGAGGATGACTCAGACCTGGACCTGCACGAGGTAGATGCCAAGCTGCTCAGCTTCCATGCCAGC